ACTCTTCCTTATATTCCGAACTTACAGATAATGTTTTAGACGTTGATTGTTTTTCGGATGTTCTAATGATTCACACTCCAAGTGTTCTTTTGTTTACCAAAATAGGTTATGATTATGCAACTAGCGAGATAAATGCGTTGTTTGATAATACGAGAGGCTTCTTCGGATTTCCGAGTTCAAACATTTTAAGCAATACCAATCGTTTTGAACAAACTTGGTTTTTACCACAACAAAAACAATTAATCGTTCTTATGACCAACATAACAGATGTTACTTTTAATCCTACATTGTTTAAGTTGGATCTTAATACATTAGAATTTACACAAATTTTTCCTTTACTTTCAGCTGATGTTGCTAACATGAACAATGCATTTGCGGCATTGGGTAATAATGTTACTAACGGTACACTTACATATAATAAAGAACTCAAAACGTATCTAGCAACGTACACTGGTATTAGATCGTTTACAAACGAACCTTTCTTTGTTAATATTGAAATTACAAATTGGGATTTACCAACAATACAAAATATAGATGTTTATACAAATACAAGAGGATACAATTCGCCTAATTCTTCGCCGTTAATTGTAGACGCAAACGACAATCTTACAATTGGTGTTTCTGCAAATACAAGCTTTTCTCGTACGGTACCTGTATTGTATTTCTCTGCAGATTCTGCAGTCGATTTGCTTGGTTCGAATGTATTAACTGCTGTGATAGATCAAACAAATATTACGTTTCAATCTTTAGGAATTTCTACGCCAGGTATATATCAAATACCGTTTGCACTAACAAATACAACTGGTACTACAAATTATTCGTTTTGCGTTACGGTCGTATCATAACGACTTATCGTAATAATCGTATGCGCTATAAGCTGTTCTCTTAACAGGCTGTACTGCTCCAGAAAGAGGAGGTATGCTTGGTATAAATGATGCTAGTGTAGTTCCACTACTCGTATCCTGATTCGCTGATTGAATAAGCTCTACTAAGCCTTCAGTTGTAGGATTATTATAAATGTTGAGCATGTCCGTCTGAACCTTTTGTTCATAAGGTTGTGTAAGTTGTTCAGGATTTGCTCCACCATCCAAACGTCCGTATTCTCCAACATCGTTGAGTTGTACATTTGCAACACTTTGTTCCACTCCAGGTTCGAAAGAGTATTCGAAACGTTTGCATTTAATATACCAAACGTAATGGCCAATCAAAGGATTTGTTAAAGGAAGGTATTCATCATCACGCTCTGAAATTTCATATACAGGAGCACTACGAAGACCTGGTCTATCAGCTCCATATTCTGTAAGTCTAACAAGATCTCCAGCTTTAGGTTCAGCACCTGGACCAAATTCATCATAGAAAGCAGAAATATGAATAACAGCAGTCATATCACAATCTGCCATAATACCAAACTTGGATAACATTAGAGCATCGTTAGTGATGTCTGTTATCATTATGACGTTACCTGTTTTAACATAAACGGATGTAGGGTCTTCTCCGTAAAGATAATCTTGAGTTCCTGATACGCCAAAACTATTGGTATAATAATCAACTCTGGTACCGTAATGATTAATTTGTTCATACCACCACTTAGAGTAATTTTCTCTTTCGTTGGCGTTATTGTTCTTATTAAGATAACGTACCTTGTTCATGTAATGTATTAGTTACGCACGTAAGGCTGATCTTTACTCAATCCAGCTGGAAGTTTAATCCATGAGAACGATGGAATGTCATAAACGCCTTCATGCTTTTTAAGTTCATCTTCATCGAGATCTCTTACAGTAATTACGTATCTAATAGGACGAGTGGTTCCAACAGCACAACGTTTGCTCAAAGCATTTGCTTGCTTCAAAAGTTCTTCAGCAGCAATGCCTTGAATCTCTACATCCATAAGATTCTTTTCTAATATAACAAGAACTTTAATTTCGGATGTATGTGTACTTTTACCAGGAGTTACTGCATCTCCTACAATCACATAACGTTTAATACGAGCTGGTTGTCCGTTAACAAGCATTTCAAGGTCGTTAACAATTTGAGCATGTACTCCAGGAAGAAGTCTTGGTTCTTCGCCAAGCTCAGGAAAGTAGAAAATGTTAACATCAAGACTACCAGGTGCAAGTGGTACCTTATAGACTGTCAAATAGTTGTTAAGTGTCTTATCAAAATCTTCCATAAGAGTATTTATTGTTTTACACAAAAAAAGCTCTGGTTTTACCCAGAGCTTTTAAAGTTTAACTTTATGTTAATATATTATACAAACAAGTTTGTTTTCGGAAGACTTGCTCCTTTAACCGTGTTTCCTTTTTGTACAGCTTTCTTTCCGTCTGTTGCAGTCTTAAGTCCGTGAGGACCTTTTGTTGTAGGAGTTTTTGCTTTTCCTTTACCAGAAGTTTTGTTTAAAGTGCCTGGAACTTTATTGCTGCCCTTTTGTAGGCTCTTGTAGTTAAGACCTTCAGCCTTTACTTCAGGCTCTTCTTCACTGCCTTCGGAACCACCGAACTCGTCATCAAACTGATCGGCTGAATAAGCTTGTTCATCGGGAACTGTGTTACCAGCATCTTCAACAGCCTTTTCAAGCTTTGAAATGATACTTGAAACTGTGCTTTGAAGGTCATAGAGATCTGAAAGAAGATCACCTTCGTCTTCTACAGCGTCAGAACCTGAAACTGTGTCATCAGAACCGATATCATCGGAGCTAGAATCGTCTGAACTAGAATCATCAGAGCTCATATCACTGTCATCGTCAGACATCTCTTCGTCGTCAGCTTCGATAACGAGAGTCTTTCTGAAAAGATTTTCAAAAGCACTCATTGGCTGAAGTGAATCACCAACCACTGTTCTTGGTGTACCGCCAGAGTATTTTGAATCAGCCGACTTAGAAGGAGCTTGTGGAAGAGTTGTGTTTGTCTTCTTAGCGTCATCGCCTTCTTCTTCGCCTTCTGGATTTTCGGGACTTGTTGTCTTGCGATCAAGATTTTTTGGATTTTCAACTTTAACGTTTTTATCAGAGTTTTCCTTACTAGGATTTGGAACAGTTGTGAAAAGTGTTTTGTTACCACCAGTAACTGTACCACTTCCTACTTTGTTGTTCTTATCCTGAAGGGAGTTTTCCTCATTAAGGAGGATTTGTTCGTAAAGGCTTGCAAGTTTGTTTTTCATGTGTATATTTATTTATCTCAAATGATTAAATTTTTATACTATATATGACAAAGTAAATGATTGCCATGTAATAGGAATACCTTTATACGTAAATACAGAGTTTGGTATATAACTACCACTTGTTATAGGGGTAAACATATTTCTCGTGATTGCACTGTTAAACATATTTTCAAGCAATCCTAAATCTCCATACCATTCGTCGTTTGAAGACACAGTATAATCAACTGTAGTATAATCTGAATTCCAATTAATAATATTGTCAATGTATTGATTTCCTTCTACCAATGCTGGAGACCACTGAAACACGTTATAATTCTCCGAAAGAGGAGTCTTTAGACCTGGAACTTCTAAAGTAGATAGAGGATACACTAGTGTTCCATCTATAAGTGGAGAAACATAAATCAATTGATATGTATTAAACTGTCTGTCTATTGCAACAATATATTCTCCAGCACTGATAGGAGTACTTTGTGTAATGATTCCACCAGTATTGTTTACAGGATCAGTATCATAGTTGTATCTGCCTCTCAGTAAATGTTTTGGTACTGAGAAGAGACTTAGAAGTCTGTTAATTTCTCTTGGATAGTCTGTACTGTAAGCATTTGCAGGAACTGATAGTTGCTCAGCATATGAGAGAAGTTGATTGATTTCTGATGTTTCAAAATCTCCGTGCGTTTGTACAAAGTTAGCTATCTTTTCGTAAATGATACGTCCAGCACTTTCGTTCATTGGGTTACCATCTCCAGCAACAGCAGCCATGAATTTATTCCAAAACTCTGTGTTTTGATTCATCATTTCTGGCAAAGCTAAGGACTGCAAATAAGCAGACATATCCTTTTCTTCATTAACTTTAGATACAGTATATGTTTTTTCTACATCAGAAACAATAAAAGGAGCAGAACTACCAAGAAGAAGCTGATTTGTGTTGAGAACTGTTGCAAACTTCTGATACCATTTGTTTCCAGTCCAGTCTCCAAAAGCTGTGGGGATATTATTATTTGAAAGTTCGTTTTTTAATAGTGTAGGATAAGACGGATTGAGTACTTTATTATTATCAACAGACGGAACTGGAGTAACTACTCGCAGATTTCTTGGTCCTTTTGTGTTAAAAACCATTATAGTGTTCTGAAGAGAATTGATTAGCCAAGCACGATCGTAGACATCTATAGTAAATCCTCCCCACGGATTAACTGTTCCATTAACAGATTCAGCACTAAGATAGCTTCCCATTGTAGAATTAGATGGATTTACTTGAAAAATAGTTTTAACCGGATATGATTGAGCATTAGGATTATACTGAGTTATATTATTATAACTATGTACAAACCATAAATTACCTGATCTATCAAAATTTAAAAAGTTAGGTCTAGAAACTCCGGTTATTGAATCTAACAACAACCCTGTATCAGTAGAATAACATTGAACGGTATTAGTGTTTTTATTTGCAACCCAAACATTATTGTTTATATCTATTGCAAGAGAAACGGGTACGTTGTAAGCACTGAAAGAATGAGCACGTCGTATGTATTGTCCACTTTCAGAATACTTTAATAGATAACTATTGTTATTTGTTGCATAGCAAACCCAAACGTTTCCATCTCTATCTGCTTCAACTTGTGGAGGAGCAATTAAGCCTCCGCTAGTTATGTACGGAAGATTAATAACAAATTGAGTAACTAAATTAGAATCCATTTTTAGCAATGCTGCTCCTCTATACATTGCAACCCATACGTTGTGATTTTTATCTATAGTTATACTCGAAGGTACATTGTAAGAAGATAATGTACGAGTATACAACGAAACATTTTGAATTAAGTTTCCGTCTCCATCATACTCTAAAATAGAATCTTGATTACTATCAAACGCATACATTTTGTTGTAATACGGATTGAATGCAAATCCACATACAGCATCGGTTGCTGAAATAGACGATACTCCAGATTGTACGCTTACTGCAGATACATTTGGAACATTAAGCACTTGTAGAGTTCCATCAGATAGTACACCTAGGTTTCTATAGTAATCAATATTAGAATCAGCAACTGGAGTATTAACTAAATTGATTTTGTTTATCTTGCCTGTAAAAGGATTGGATATATAAGCATCTGAGTATATTGGATAACCTTTAGGAAATCTATATTGTTGAGATGAACTTAATTGTACACTTTCAGAATCAATAGAATATGTTAGAGCAGAGATAGCAACTTTCTCATTTGCAGAAACTGTTGGTGTTACAGTAGTAAACACATATCCGTTTATTGGATTGTTTTGTGAATCGGTTGATTGAAAGTATAATTGAGATCCATCAGCTACTATACAATCACCTTCTGTAACAGTCCCACTTTCTGAGGAAAGAGACAAATATAATGGAAACAAACTTCCGTTTGCATTCGTATATGGATATTCAAGCACGTCAGCAGTTAAAGCTGTAGCGTAGGTAAAGTTGTAAGCTTCCTTCGAATCAAAATATGTTGTAACCATAACTGGTATAGGAACACCAGTCCATTTTTGAGGATAAATATCGTTTATGAAGTTTTCAGTAACTTTTAATGAAGTAGGCAAATAGGGATTAACTCTCCACAAAGCTGCTACTTTTGCTCCACTATTGTTTGCATAACTAGGATAAGGATAGCGAACGGATTCAGGAGGATATACGAAGTCAGAAGCATCTATACTTGCTATGACAAGAATAGGAGATGAGTTTACATCAGTCGAAACACTATCTACATAATAAAAAGAAATTGAACCAGTTACTGCAACAACTCTGCTAGTTCCGTTTACGTCTTTAGCATATATTGGAGCAGTTTTAACAGGTATTGTATTACCGATACTTCCATCATCTGCATTCACGAAATGCCACGTTGGAGCAATAAATCTCCATTTATCAGCCACCGACAAAAGTGGAGTTGAAGGAGAATTTAAAGCTTGTAGAGTAATGTTAATTGGTTGCTGTATTTCAGTAGATGTTAAACTTACAACAAACGGAGTTCCAAATTGTCGTCCAGGCGCTCCAAAATTGTTTGGAAGCTGTATCATTTTTATGTTGTTTTGATACAAATAGTCAACAGTTATGCTGTCTTTTGCAGTCAGTGGTGGAGTACCATTAGAAAGCCAACCTGACACTGATACTGTATATGTTCCAGGATAGTTGTATATTTTTGTTATTTGTTGATTATTATACTGAACCGTGCCATCTCCAAGATCCCAAGCAAACTTAACAAACGAAACGTTATTAGCTGTTAGTGTAGCATATGATAAATTTGCAAAAGCGGGACTGGTTATAAGAGAAGTTGGTAAAGCACTTAACTGTTTAAACGTCAGAGTAAACGAATCCGAAAATACATGACCCGTTGTCTTTGGCGAAATTGTAAAAACAGAATTCGACATACAGGCGTTATGAAGTTACAACAGTAAGACTGTTTATGATATTTGCTAAGTTGTTAAAATAAAACACATCAAACATATTCATTTGAGTTGTGTTTGTTATATGTTTGATATCTAAATCGGGATATGTTGGATTCCACATAAACAACGAAAGACCATCGTACGCAACACCACTTCCTAATGTCTTTACTGTTCTTAGTTTATGAACACCATCAACAGAAAGAATAGCTGTGTGAAGATTGTTGTAATCAAACATATTTCCTATTTGGGCATTTGATAAATTAAAAAACGAATTGAATATATTTTGAACTTCGTTGACAATTGAACTATCAGATCTGCTTGTTGCATTGTTTCTAACAATTTGTAACGCAAAATATTGAGAGTTAATTGATTTTATTGTTCCATCTGCTTCTGGAACTCCAAAGCCTACTGCTTTGTACACTGGATCTAAGAATGTGATTTCAGTCGATACGGTTTTTAAAGCATTTATATCTGTAAGAATTAGTTCTTTCTGAGCTGGCAACAGATATTTTAACGACGTTCCATAAGAGGCTTTAGGTAATGCACAAATATACAAATTGTTGAAATTGCACGCATTAGCATAAAGTACTTGATTAAGCAAAATTTGTTTAAACCCAGAAGCTTGAGCTTGTATATCGTTAAAGTATTTTAGATATTTTCCTGTATAGTCCCAATTATTTAAAATAGCAACATCAGTAATAAAGTTTGCAAAATTAGTTGCAATGAAGTTTTTATAATCACTTTGTGTAACTAAGCGATATTGACTCTTAAAGTTTGATGGAGCATTGTTTCTAATGCTATCAATAGATTCTGGAGCTACTGGAAGAGTAGCTCCAGCTGCATTATCAAATGCCATGCTGTTAAACTGGCTTTGAGATATAACATTGTATTGTTCAGCACTAGTGACTGCAGGCCAGATTTGTGCAAAAGTATTGGTGTTATAAATTACAGGAGCAGGCTTTGTGGTGCTAAGAGTATTAGGTCCAACAACTCCAGATGTACCAGATCCTTGAAGAGCATATATAGAAACAAGATCTCCCGCTTGTAATTGTCTGCCATTTATACCATCTCCAAAAGTAAATTCATACGTTCCACTTTGGTTTAATCTTTTTTCGTATGAACGAGCATATGCTGTTTCTGTATACAAATTAGGTACGTTTGAATATTCATACCACGTACCTGAAGTTTTTTCATAAACGTACACATCAATATTAAAATGATCAACGTTAGTGTTTGTTACATTTAGAGTAACAACTTCGTGTAAATCTCCAACAGCTGTATACAAAGGATTTTCTCTGTATATACCTTGATACAACAAAGTAGTATTTGATAGACCAGATAAAGCCGTCACAATATTGTTTGTGAGAATATTAAAAGAAATATCTTGATTAAACGAATAGGCAACAGAACCGATATTTAAATACGAATATCTTGGAATAGTATAAGAACCTGGAAGAAACGAATTTCCTTTTCCTAATGCAGATGCTTGAAACGTAAGAGTAGAAGTTTGATATCCAATTGGCTTATAATCAAGAATCTTTACAATTCTGTTGATGTTTTCATATAATTGAGCTTCACTGAAAGTAGACTCAGTACTCGTTTTGTTTAAATAATACAACAAACTATTATAAGCAAAAGATACAATATCGATAACAGAAGCTAAGTTCGAACCGATATAATTTTGATCTGTGAACAATCCTTTTGTGTTTAAGCGATCTATAATCAGATTGCGTAATGCAATTGCATCAAAAGCTGCATAGCTATTTGGAGCTAATGGATATATGTTTTGGGCCGGAGGATTGTTGCTCATTATTGTGTGATTGGAGTACTAAGAAAAACGAATGATTGAGTTTTGATATCTAAAATGGTATTTATTGTTGTCGTGGAGTTAAAGATAGGGATTTGAACAATAATAGTTATGTTGTAAGTGTTGTTATCAGTGTCAGGAATCACTTGTACATTGAGTAAATTAACTCTAGTTTCAAAATTATCAATTGAAGATACAATCAAATCTCCAATAAGCTGAGCGTTAAAAGATGTAATTGGTTGAAATAAAAATTGTGTTAGATCCAAACCATACAAAGGAAATAAAAATCTCTGTCCAGGTTTTGTTGTTAAAAGGTTTCTGAGTGAGTTAAAAATAGCACTTTCGTCGTAATCCACTTTAATGTCATTTCTTTGTACTCTGTACCCAAGAGTTGTATCGTAACGACTATCTCTATCAAAATCCATATGCAAGTCTTGATATACAAACGGAAGATCGTTTCCATACTGCTGAGCTAACTGTTGGAGATTTGGTAACTTAATTGCCACAAAATTACTTATTACGCAGAAGTCTAAAGTCGAAAGTTTATGACTTTATAGATAAGTAAAATCAATGAGCAACTTTGACGTATTATTTGAGAAAGAACTTGAACGCTTTCAGATGGGTGGAATCATCGTTGGCGATAGAGTTCGTTTTAAAGAGGACGCTCTTAGACACGACTACATCAAGAACAGAGGAAATTCATACATCGAAATTATTAAAGCATGTATGCATCCTACCTTTGATCTTAACCTTAGAGTAGGAGCTGTTAAGAGCATTTATCCAACAACTACACAGAACTACGTAGGTGGTTCTGAAGCACCAGATGGTGTGTTTTTAGATATCTACATCGAATACGCTCCTGGCTTATATCGCAATCCTATGACTGTTCCTATTGAAGTCATTGATATGATTGATGATGGTAATAACAGAGGTCCAGTACCTGATAGTCTAGTCCGCAAGAACAAAGTTCACGGTCCAAAAGAAGTTGACACAGAACAGAACAACAATGCAAAGGGATTTGAAGTAAATCTCAAAAACAAAAATGTTGTTATTCCAGGTGGTAACAAATGGAACGATGAAAAGCCTGGCGGCGGGAATTTCTAAGTAGAAATTCACGAAAACCACCCTACAATCACACTCACGCACAACCTATGTCTACTAATCAAAATGAAAGATCTTATTAATACAATTCTAGTTCACGTTTTTTATGCTATTGCAGATATCTCTTCAAAGCATTCAAATCGCTTTGCTTATAGAATCTATAAATGGTCAATAGATAATTCTCTGTACTTTGATGAAAAGCTAGATTACAAATTTTGGACAAACAACAAATAAATTTTATGAAAATATTCGAAGAGCAAATTAGCCGTAAACCTAACAACTACAAGTGGACAGACGAGTTCATTGAAGCCATGCACAATGGATTTTGGACTGATAAAGAATTCTCTTTTAAGTCTGATGTTCAACAATTCAAAGTCAATCTAACAGAACAGGAAAGAGAGATCATCATTCGTACTCTTTCTGCGATTGGTCAGATTGAAATTGCAGTTAAAACATTCTGGGCAAAGCTTGGTGAAAACCTTCCTCAGCCTTGCTTTCAGGATCTTGGTTATGTAATGGCTAACACAGAGGTTATTCACAACAATGCTTACGAAAGGCTTCTTGTTGTCCTTGGATTGGAAGATATTTTTGAAGAAAACCTCAAGCTTGATTGGATCGAAGGTAGAGTCAAGTATCTCCGTAAGTATACTCATAAGTTCTACAAAGATTCAAAGAAGCAGTACCTTTATGCTATCATTCTCTTTACACTCTTTGTTGAAAACGTCTCGCTCTTTAGTCAATTCTATGTAATCAATTGGTTTGCACGCTTTAAGAACGTTCTTAAAGATACGGATCAGCAAGTAAAGTATACTCGTAACGAAGAGAATATTCACGGTATTGTTGGAACAAAGATCATCAATACAATTAGAGAAGAGTACCCTGAACTCTTTGATAAGGAGCTCGAAGAACGTATTCTCCACGAAGCTCAAGAAGCTTATAAGTCCGAAGCCAAGATTGTTGACTGGATGGTCAATGGAGTAAAGGAAGAAGGTTTGTCAGCTCCAGTTCTCAAAGAGTTCATCAAAGACAGAATCAATGAATCTCTCAAAGGAATTGGATTTCCAACAGCTTTTGAAGTTGATAAGCAAATTTTATCTAGTACAATGTGGTTTTCCGAAGAGTTATGGGGAAACAATATGTCCGACTTTTTTTCGAGTAGGCCAGTCGAGTACGCAAAAAAGAACCAATCGTTTTCTGAAGACGATTTGTTTTAAAGATTCCTTATATTCTATAGGTCGTGTAGTATAAATAAAGATATGAAAAAACCATATTTTTATATTATAAAATATATTCCTAGTCAGACATATTATGCAGGATGTAAGATAAATTTAAAAGCTGATTCCTCCAATTTTATGACAGAAAAAGGTTATCAAACTACATCGAAAGTCATTGAAGAACTAATCCAAAAAAATGGATTACACACTTTTGAAATAATAAAAATAAAACACTTTGAAACGCCAGAAGAAGCACTATTGTATGAAACAAAGTTTTTATTAAAAGTAAATGCAGCAGAAAACGTAAGATTTTTTAATAAACACAACGGTGGTAAAAACTTTGTAAACAAAGGTGGATATAAACTATCAGAATCCACAAAACAAAAGATGAGAAAGCCAAAGACCAAAGAAACGATCGAAAAACAAAATCGAGAAAAGAGGACAAGGAACAAAGAAGTATATAAGAAAGCATATGCGACCAGAAAACAAAGATACTCTACATGGCATACAGCAGAACAAATAGAACAAATAAAGCAACGCAATGCTGTTTATTGGACAGACGAAAACAGAAAAACTCATTCCGAAAAAATGAAAGAGGTCCATAAGTTGAACCCTATAAGTGAAGAAACTAGACAAAAACATAGAGAGAAAAGTAAAGGAGCCAACAATGGAATGTTTGGTAAAAAACATAACCAAGAAACAAAAGAAAAAATGAAACTAGCATGGGCTAAAAGAAAACAAAGAAATATCCTTGAGTAAAGACAGATTTCAATTATAATAAATAACACAACATGACCGAACACATCCATTGGCTTAATAAAGATTCGAGGAAGTTCCTCGAACGTGGTTACCTTCTTGAAGGAGAAACTGCCGAACAACGTATCAGAGACATTGCAGACTCAGCTGAAAAGCTTCTAAAGCTTGAAGGCTTTGCTGACAAGTTTGAAAGCTATGTTCATAAAGGTTTTTATAGTTTATCTAGTCCAGTGTGGAGTAACTTTGGACGTACAAGAGGTCTTCCTATCTCTTGCTTTGGCAGCTACGTTGGAGACAACATGGATTCGATCCTTACAAAGGTCGCTGAAGTAGGAACAATGACAAAGCACGGAGGAGGTACTTCAGCTTACTTTGGAGCAGTTCGTGGAAGAGGAACTCCAATTTCATCTGGTGGAGAATCAACTGGCTCTGTTCATTTTATGGAGATGTTTGATAAGCTGATGAATGTCATCTCTCAAGGTAATGTTCGTCGTGGATCTTTTGCTGCCTATCTTCCTGTCGATCACCCTGATATTGAAGAATTTCTTCAGATTCGTTCTGAAGGTAACGATATTCAGGATCTATCAATTGGTGTCTGTATTTCTGATGAGTGGATGAAGTCCATGATTGAAGGAGATAAGGATAAGAGAAAGATCTGGGGTCTAGTTATCAAGAAGCGTTTTGAGTCTGGCTATCCTTATCTCTTCTTTAGTGATAATGCTAACAATCAAGCTCCTCAGGTTTATAAAGATAAAGGTCTCAAGATTAACAATAGCAATCTTTGTTCAGAAATTTTCTTGAGTAATAGTGAAGATGAGTCATTTGTTTGTGATCTCTCTTCTCTCAACCTTGAACGCTGGGAAGAGTGGAAAGACACAGATGCAGTTGAAACACTTGTATACTTTCTTGATGCAGTAATGACAGAATTTATTAATAAGACAGAAGGAGCAAAATATATGGAAGCTCCTAGAAAGTTCGCTATTAACCAGAGAGCACTTGGTGTAGGTGTACTTGGATGGCATTCTCTTCTTCAATCTAAGATGGTTGCTTTTGAATCAATGCAAGCAAAGTTGCTTAATGGAACTATCTGGAAGACTATCAGAGAACGAGCTGACAAGGCTTCTGAGGAACTTGCTAAGATCTTTGGAGAACCACCGTTGCTCGAAGGATACGGACGTAGAAACACTACTACATTAGCAGTGGCTCCAACTACTTCCAGTGCTTTCATTCTTGGCCAAGTATCTCCATCCATTGAGCCTGAGAATAGTTGCTACTACGTTAAGGCCTTAGCAAAAGGCAAGTTCACTTATAAGAATCCTTACCTCAAGAAACTTCTTAAAGAGAAAGGAAAAGACGATGATGATACATGGAAGGCAATTCTTGTATCGGGTGGCTCCGTACAACGTCTCGACTTTTTAGCCCAAGAAGAGAAAGACGTTTTCAAAACCTTTGGAGAAATCAGCCAGAAGGAAATTATCATTCAAGCTGCTGGTCGTCAAAAGTACATCGATCAGGGTCAGTCTTTGAATGTAATGATTCCACACGAAACTAAACCCAAGGAAGTTAGTGAGCTTATGATTTTTGCGTGGGAGCAAGGAATTAAGAGTCTATATTATCAGAGAAGTTCTAATCCTGCTCAGGAACTTGCAAGATCAATTTTAAGTTGTGCAAGTTGTGAAGCCTAAAACTCAAGTATCCCAGGATCAGAGTTTTGCTTATGAATACCGTTGATCAAATCTCAAACAAACTATCTAGTTATAGGGACAAAAACAAAGAAGTTGCGTTAGCTAGAGAAAAAAAATATAGAAGCTCTCAGAGAGCTAAAGAGCTATCAGCAATACGTTATAAACGTTGGAAAGAAAAGAATAAAGAAACTAACCTTTTGTATCAAAAACAATACGGAAAAGAAAATAGAACTAATCTTAGTTTATACCAAAAAGAATATAGAGAAAAAAATAAAGAAATTTTACGAGTTTATAGAAGAAACTATAGACAAAATAGATTAAAAACCGATCAGTTATTTAAAATACAAGATAAATTTAGATTAGCAGTATTAAACGCTTTTAAACGAATAGGAAAAAATAAAACTTTTGAGACTCAAACTCTTTTAGGGTGTTCATTTCAAGAAGCCAAAGCTCACATTGAATCTCTTTGGACAGAAGGAATGAATTGGGAAAACCATAGTATACACGGTTGGCATATAGATCACATTCGTCCTATTAGTTCATTCAAAGAACACGAATTACATTTAATGAATCATATAACTAACTTGCAACCGTTATGGGCTGCTGAAAATTATACTAAAAGTGGAAAGTTTAATGAGTAGACATTTCGTAAATGTCTATTTAAATAATACAAGAAAGGAGCAGCGTACTTTAAACTACGCATTATACACACATGACACACAGCAAAAACGCTTACGAGATTCGTCTCGACGTGCTTCAAATGGCACACAACGATGCTTGGGGAAAGTTTCATTCTCTTAATCAAAAGAGAATTGGAGATACAAACCTGAGTATCGAAGAATATGAGCAGATTATTAAGGATACGTTTCCTAAGACATCTGACATTATTTCTAGAGCAGAAGAGCTTTATGCTTTCATAGATTCAAAGTAATCTTTTGCTAAAAAATCACAAGCCTCAGAGGGAAACTTCTGAGGCTTTTTTTGTAGACTAATTTATAAACTGTGGGATAAGTATATTTGCTCTGGTGCTCAACCGAGATCGAGGCAAAACATATTAACAAACTCGCTTAACAATAAGGAGAACAAAATATGACAACAAACAACACATATACAGTAGGCAGGCTCATCCCTGCAACAGGAACTGGTTTACACCAACTACCAGCCCTGTTTAATGACAGTTGGTTCAGTGATGTATTCAAGGATATAGATAAGGCATTCGATGTTCCGAATGCAGTTTATCCCTACAACATCGTAGCAGAAACAGACCCTGAAGGTACTCCTCGTGTTTATCACATTGAGGTAGCACTAGCAGGTGTAGGTAAAGAGAATATTAACGTCAACGTGAAGGAGAATAAACTCGTCATTAACGTTAGTAAGGAAGAAGAAGAGTTTGATGAAACTGTTCAATTCCTCCGTAAGGGTATCAGTAAGAGGAAGGGACAATTGTCCTTCACACTTAGCGAGCACTCGGATATCAAAAAAATCTCATCAACATACACGGACGGTTTATTGCGAGTCAAAGTCCCTGTAAAACAACCGGAGGTCTTAAACATAGACGTTAAGGTTGACTAAGAGTTTTTCTTAGCTCTTGTGTTGAGCACCAGGAGCATTAAATACTTTTATGTTTTCTTTTAAAAAGTACTATGAGGTTCTGTCAGAAGGAGGTTATGATTCTCCTCTGACTCAAAATACGGTCATCACACCCGAAGTTGTTAAAACGGTACTTCCAAAGGTATCAAATTTTATTGATCAATTTAATCAGTTTGCTAAAGAGAATAATATCTCGACAATTAAGATGGGAGCTCCTCTTGGAAGTACAGCCCACTACGAAAAAGATAAAGCAGACAAAACTTACGGAGACTTGGATTTGCAAGTTACCGTTCCAGCTGGAGATAATAAAACGTCTTCTTCATTGCAGACTTCCTGGTGGAAACTTATAGATGATTTCATTAAAGCTAAACAGCCACAAGGTATTGTAGCAAATAAGCCTGGACATCCTCTTTTTCAGATTGGAGAAAACGACTACGTACAAGTAGATTTAATCATTCATCCTGAACCATTAGCTGAATGGGGCAAATGGAGAACGACTCCTCAGCAAGGACTGAAAGGTCTTTTGTATGGTAATATGTTCAGTGTTCTTGGAGAACTTCTCAATATGAGTATTCAGCATGCTGGAGTTCAGTATAAACTCAAAGACAATAGTAGATTACCTTTTGGTTCTACGAGAGGAATCTACGAACTAAAAACAGTTACTACAAACATTAAGACATTTATTCTTGATGTCTTTAAGCATGAAGCAGTTGTAAATCAAAAAGAAGAAGCAAAGCCTTCCAACGAATTAATTTCTAATCCTGGTGTACTCGCAAACAAGGCAGAAGAGGTTACGATTGATCATCTTGTAAAAGGACTTCACGGTCTAGTAACAAGTTTTGAACAGAACGATATGTTTGGTAAAGGTACACTTCAAGCATATCCAGACAAAGAAGCTTTCTTAAACAAGTTCTTTTCTCTTTACAAAGAGAAAGTTGATATCAATCTTGGAAGCTCAAAGAGAGATAAAGCTTCTGAAGAAAAAGCTAACAAAGACAAACAAACAATTATGTCTGGTTTCAATCTTGTAAAAGATAAGCTACAAGATGTAGTAGGTCATGAGCTTCCTGGCTACAGCATATAATTAACTCTGTGAACTTCAAACAGTTTTTTCTAAACGAAGAAAAGAAATATAGTAAAGCTAAAGCTGAATATGTAGCTCATCCTGTTGATGGTCAAATTTGTAAGCATTGTACTATGTGGAGAGAGCCAAATAAGTGCACAGCAGTGAACGGTTATATCGATCCAAACGGTTGGTGCAAGTGGTACAAACGCTCGCATCACAAAGCCTAGTACGTTCAAAACTCTGTTTTTTTGATAAGTATTTGAATGGAAAACACCACCTGGAATCTCTGGAGAGATTTCTGTAAACAAACAAATAGAGAATATCAGTGGGGTAACAAAGTCATTCATTTGTTAAATTCGTTAGAATTGTTACCTGCAAAAACTATCCTTGATGTAGGTTGTGGAACAGCTGAATTTACTTGCTGTTTCAAATCTCAATGTGAAACACTTTTAGCTTTGGATAATGACGATTATAGAACAGCTTGCGATTTACATTTTTATAATACAGGTTTTGAAAATTACAGAGGACCATCTCCTGATATTATTTTCTTCAAGCAATCGTTTCATTTAATACCAGATGTATGGAAAGTTCTTGAGAAGTATCCTCATTCAACAATTGTTATTCTTCAAGCTCCAAAACCTTCTTGGGAATCAAGCGAAGAGAGATGGAGTAATTCTCCTCTATGCATTAAAGCTATTGAAGATACATTTAAAGAGCTAGGTAGAGAAACTCATTCATACAAAGAAACTTTAGAGTTTCCTTTGAAAACTTCTTTTTATAAAGAACTAATACTAGGAGGTTTTACATCTCATCTGCGAAAATTTACTTTAGAACAGAGACTAGAAATTTGGGAGTCTTTTCATATAACTCACGACGAAATCTTGTATAAGGACGACTTAGGTATTCTAATAGTTAAATAATACACCAATCAAAAGTCTTTATGGTTATTAATAAAGTATTTTTAAATAAATACTTTCATGACGTCACCCGATCACAATAAAGAATGCTGGTCGGCTTT